CCTCAGGGACCTGAGGGGCCTCAGGGACCTGAGGGCGCTCAGGGGCAGGATGGCGCGACCGGGCCGGCAGGCTCGGACGGCCCTCAGGGTGAGCGCGGCCCCCAGGGCGAGCCGGGTCCCGAGGGGCCCGTCGGACCCCGGGGCGAGCCCGGGCCAGCCGGTGCTGACGGGGTCCCCGGCGCGCCCGGTGCAGACGGGCAGGATGGGCAGCCCGGGCGCGACGGTGAGCGTGGTGCAGACGGCCGCAACGGTGCCGACGGCGCACCGGGCCACAAGGGCGACCCCGGCCCGCAGGGCGAACCGGGACCCAAGGGTGATCGCGGCGTCCCCGGACCGCAGGGCGAGCCTGGCCCCAAGGGTGATCCGGGCGACGGTGCGGGCGGTGGCGCGAGCGACGAAAGTGTCGCGTCGCTCATCTCGGATGCGACCCCGAGCCTCACGCGCGCTGCCCTCGACGAGCGGTTCGTCGCCTCGCCGTCGATTCGGCGGATCGTCACGTCAACCGACCCGGACGAGCCTGTGGGGCCTGACGATCTGCTGGTGCTGCTGCCCGCGCCACGAGTGGTGGCTGTGGCGCACTCGCAGCAAACCTACGGCGCCGGGGAGTCTGTCACGTCCGTGAGTGCGACGACCCCATCCGACGTGCGCCCTGGCGACATGCTCGTGGCGCTGGTCGCCAGCCGTAAGGATGTCGCGTCGACGGGCCCGGCCGGCTTCGCCCTTGCGGCCACGGCAGATGCCCCAGGGACGGTCGCCGGGGCTGAGAGTTGGCTCCTGCGGATGCGCGCCTACACCCGCACCGCAACGGGCGCAGAAGGCAGTTCCGTCGTGTCAGCGACGCAGGCAGCGACCGGACGCATGAGCCTCGTCATCCTGGTGGTGCGCGGGGGGGCGGCCACGGTGGAGCTGGTGGACGTGGCGACGGCCGCCTACGCCACGGCGAACTTGGGCCCGGGGCTGCACCCCATCCCCACCGTCACGGCGGACCGGCGGGGCATGCTCGCAGTCCACGCCGGACAGTGCGCCATCGCCCAGGCTGGCTCGACGACAGTCAGCGCCCCAGCGGGCTGGGAGCACATCACCTCGACCACCGGGAACGCCCAGGCGACGGTGCGGATGTGGGTCGCCCACCGACGGCTGGCGCTGGGTGAGCCGGCTAACGGCGGCATGCTGCACGAGACGGCGAGCGGCGGAGCCCACGACGGCGGTTCGCTGACCCTCCTGCTGGGGGCGACGTGAACGGCCCCCTGACGCCCATGGAGCAGGGCGGTACCTGGGCGACTCTGGCCCAGGAGGACGCCTTCTTGGCCGCCTGCGCGCCCTCGGGGAGGTTGGCCCTCATCCCCCTCGGGCTCGCCTCGGACGGGACTGCCATGCGCGCTGTCGTCATCGGCTCACCGCCCGCAAGCGCGGCGCAGGCGCTCCTGCTGGTCGTGGCCTCGCAGCATGGCAACGAGCCCGCCCCTCGCGAGGCCGCCCTGCGGCTGGTGCGCGATCTCGCGTTCGCCGAGGTCGCCCCGGCGGCGCCGATCGTGGTGGTCCCGACGGCGAACCCCTGGGGCGCAGCGATGGGCGACCGGCTGAACTCGCGCGGGATGGACATCAACCGGTCCCACGCCCGCCTCGCCACGCCGGAAGCGGTGGCAATCGCGTCGCTCGTTGACGCCCTGCCTGACGGCGCCGTGACGGTCGACGCGCACGAGGCCAGTAACCCCGACGCGTCAGGGCAGGCGGTGGTCGGGCAACTGAACTACCGGGCGGTGTACTCGCACGCCTCTCCTGCATATCGCGCCTGGGCCGACCGTGTCCCGGCGTGGGTGCAGGGCGCAGTGAGCCCGGCGACGGTCGCGGAGTACCCGTTCACCCCGTACGAGGGGCTGTTGTCGGGCGTCGGCTCGTCGATGGGGCGGCCGTCTGTGATCGTCGAATCGCTCATCACAGAGGCCGCGGCCAGTCGAGTCGCTTGGCACCTCGCGGTGTTCAAGGCAGCCGCAGCCCAGTCGGCGCCATCGGTCCCTGCCGCCTCTCGGGCGTGGGCACGCCGCGAGGGATTCGCCGCGCACGCGCCGGTGTTCCTCTACGAGGGCGGCCACCAGACGGCGCCGGTGGGGTACGTGATGCGTTACGACGACGTCCCTCGGGTCGCGTTCGACGCCCATCAGATCCGCACCGTCGACCGGTGGGCCGATGGTGAGGAGCAGTACGTGCCGATGGACCAGCCGGCTTACGCAGTGATCCCGTGGCTGATCGACCCACGGGGCCCGCGCCCGATCGCACCGGCGTCGCCGATCTTCCCCGGTGACGCCGCGGCGGTGTCGTTGCTCGCCGGCACAGGAAGGTTCTACGACGCCCCGGAAGTCCTCCTCGGTGATGCACGACCGCGCAGGTTGGTGACGGCTGACGGCCTCGTGTGGGGCACGTGAGGTGAGTCAGCTGCCTCGCAGCACATCGGCAACGTAGCTGGCTGTCACACCGACGAGCGGTCCGATCTCTTCTGGTCTTCGCCTCTGGGCGACTTGGAAGAGAATCTCCTCGCGGCGTTCCCACGGGCGCAGTGCTGCCTCATCGGCAACGCCCTTCGGCGTCTCGTCGGGGTCGTCGATGTCGTCCCACGCCGCCAACGGCACCCACCCTTGATCGCGAGCCCAGGCCTGGTAGCGAACGCGAGGCCAGTTGCCCTTGCCGCTCGTCTTCTGCGGGGGCTGCGCGTTCGCGAGACGTCGACACAGGGCCGCGACCGCATCGTGCCTGGTCATCGTGATCATCGGCTGATCACCGCGCAGGAGCCTCAAGACCGGCAGCGTCGCGTTCGCACCAAGCTCCACGGCGAGCACAGGAGGGGGCCAGCCGTCGTACACCAAGCCCTGCAGTCGTCGGCGTGCACCATCTGACGGGATGAGCCCCTTGGGGCTCCTGGCGACCGGACGCAGGCTGAGGATCGTGCCCGCCGTCAGATCCTGGACGTGCATCCGCTCCCCGTTGAGGATCTCGGCGATGGCGGCCCCCGAGAGGCCGGACTGCTCGACGATGTCCTGGAAGGGCATCTTCTTGCGCAGCTCCAGCAGGTGCTCGCGCACCGGCCCCGCGTCGTGGTAGCCGCTGTTCCCAGGCTTCTGACGCTGCTGCCGCCAGCTGGTCTTGTAGGCCCGGTAGGCGTCGCTGCACGGGTCGCAGCGGCACGCGTCGACCCGGTACGTCATGGGCGTGCCGTGCTCGTGACGGACGCGGTGGTTGCAGTCCTTCGGCTCACGGCTCGCCTGTTCCCTGGGCGTAGTCATTACTGGCCACCACGGATGGCGCGCGCCATGCGCCGGAGGACCGCACGTGCCGTGCTGGCGTGCATCGCCAGCACGTCGAGCGACATCGTCTCGACCTTGAGCGCGACCTCCTCCCGCACCTCGGCGTCATGCGCGGCAAGCCACCGAGCGAACTCAGCCGCACGCCTGCTGCTGTACGTACGGGCGACGCGCTCGCCTCCGGTCGCCACGAAGTAGCACCAGGCGTACCGCAGCTGGTCGGTCGTCGGCGTGTACTCGTCGTCGCTCATGAGGTCGAACGTACGAACCGATCAGCGCCCCGGTCCGACCTGGCTGTTTCTGCTAGCACAGGAACGCGCAGGTCAGAGCGAACGGCCCGCGCCGCCTGATGGTTGACCTGCGGCCGTAGTGGCCGTGGCTCCCCCAGGGATGGCTCGAGATCGAAAGACCGAGCGGGCTGAGGACGGGCCGGACACCTGCGACGGGACTCGGGTGGTGCGACGCACCCTCGATCCCGGAGGTCACCGGACTCGGACTGCTCCCCCGACCTGCTCACGAGTTTTCGTCGTGGGGGGTAGGGGGGGCGTTCCCGAGTCCGTTTTCCTCCGGGATCTGAGTGGTGCTCCACCCCTGGGCGGTGAGGACGGGATGGACATGAGGGCTCAACTGGGGGCGCGCGCGGGTGTTGCGGCGGATGCTCCGCTGCGGGCGCGTGAGGCGGCGAAGGCGGAGCGGGCTGCGTCGCGGCCTGCCGCAACGGTGCAGGTGGAGCAGTTGACGCCTGCGTCGGCTGCTCGTGCTGGGCGGTATGCGATCCCTGAGACGTGGTTCGGGCATGAGCTGGTGGTGAAGGTCAGCCCGGTGTTGGCGGACACGGACTCCCCCGAGGCGGGGCTGCTGTTGGCCAGCGTCCCGGTGGTGGTGTGTGAGGAGCAGGAGCGCGGCTCGGGGATTGACCTGAGTGCCGCGTTGGGCCAGCGGTACGGCAGTGCGATCGCACCGACGCTGGTCGTGACGGCGTGGGGTGCTGACAGCACGTTGCGGCAGATGACGAACGCTGACTGGCGGTTCGTGGTGGGTGCTGGGCGTGGCATCCCGGTGCCGGCGTTCGTGTCGAGCCATCTGCGGGCGTTGGCGTACTACTCGGCGATCCCTGGTGGCGGGGACGTGGAAGGGCTGCGCCGGTGGAAGGCAGCCACCGATCAGGTGGTGCAGCAGGTGGAGCTGCTGCAGAGCGTCTTCGGCGCGGCTCCCCCGTCGCAGCCCAGCAGTGCGGTTCTCGACATGACCGGTGAGCAGGTGTTGCGTCACCGGGACCGGGACCTGGCGGCGGCCTGGTGCCAGCAGGCACGACACATTGCCACTTCGTCAAAGGCTGCACACGCTCGCGCGGCGCGGAAATGGATGAACGCTCAGCGTCCATCGACGGAGGACACCCTCACGTCGGTCGCCTTCTACGCCTCGGTCAACGACGCCATGGCGGCGCGGCGGAACGGACGGTCCGGTGCCTGAGATCTGCGTGGAGTGCGGCGACGACGACGCCTGCGTGGGCTTTGTCTTGTGCAGCGACTGCCTGGAGAACATCGAGCGCGACGAGGACTACGACGCGTACCTCGCGTTCCTGCGCTAGCAGAAACGGTCAGGTCAGTAGAACTGCGCCCACGGTCCAGATGCTGGAGGCATGGGTGGACCTGGCAGCGGCCGTCGCAAGGCCGCAGAAACGATCGCGCAGCAGATGGGCCAGGACATGGCCCAGGTGTCGACGGGCACCCCTCCGGTCATTGAACTGCGCAAGGTTCGGCAGCCGACCGGCAGCGAGCTGAACGTTCAGGGCCGCAGCGAGGAGCGGTTCTACAACGCGCAGAAGGACAAGTATCTCGCGGAGAACAAGTTCGACGCCATCTCCGACCTGGCGGACCTTGACGCCCTGCTCGTTCACGAGCTGCTGGACTTCCGCTACTCCACCCAGCTGGCCAGCGGCAAGAACTACGACGGCCTGTTCCTGAACTACGCCGCTGAGGAGCAGCTGCGGCAGAACAAGTTGGCTGAGGCGAAGGTCATCGGCGACCTCAAGAGGGGCCTGGCGCTTACCCGGGCGTCGCGTGACGCGTCCCAGGGGTCAACGGCCGACTACATCGCGGACCTGCTGAAGCGCGCCAAGGAGTTCGGCATCAACCGCGACAACCAGATCGTCAAGGCCATCGTGCTGGCAAACGAGCTGAAGAGCATCGTCGAGACGTTCGACCGGTCCAACGTCGCGGAGAAGCGGGTTGTGGGCTTCGAGACGGTCGACGACATCGTCCAGTGGGTGCGGGACAAGTTCATCCCCGAGTTCGACGCCGTCGACCTGGCGTTCCGGGAGAACCAGAAGCTGTGGAAGGGGACGCTGTGATGCGCGAGCCCATCACGTGGCAGGAGATCCTCCTCTACATCGGCGGCAGCCTGTTCCTGGCACTATGCGCCTGGCTCGCTGACCGGAACGGTCGTGACAGGTGACGTTGCCGACCCAGGCCGATTGGAGCGAGCACTTCAAGGACGTCCCCCCGGCGTTCTATCGGCTGCTGGCCGAACTGCTGCAGGAAGTGGAGTCCGAGCGGGAACGTGAACGCGGGGTTGTGCGCCGGGGCCGGCGCCCCGCGTTGCCGGCGGGTTCCATGAACGACGTACTGGACGTGGTGTACCCGAAGCGGTCCGAACGGCCCTTCCCGGAAGCGATCCGTGAGGCAACCGATCAGCCGATGTGGACGGTGGCGCGAATCGCCGGGATGAACCCTGGCTCGTTGCACAAGTTGCTCAACGGAACGCGACCGCTCACCAAGTCGAAGATCGAGGCCATCGCCAAGGCCATTCACGTCGACCCCGGCTTCTTCCACGAGTACCGCGTGCTGGTCATCCACGAAGCCATCGACAGCCTTCTGACCCCCCACCGTTCCCTGCGGGCGTACTCGGCCGTCGAGCCTGACCACCACCGCAACCCCCGCCCCAAGGCTGTGAACGCACCGTACGGATTCGGCACGAACGCTGGCGCCAGGACTCGAACCGTTGCCAATCCGTCAAACACGGTCGAGGGGCTGAGGTCGTGACCGCACTCGCCCGCCTCAGCGATGAGGAGGCCTATCTCGTGGCCCTGCTCATGGACCCCACCGGCGTCGACCTGGCGGAGTTCCTCTGGGTAGATGAGGAGGAATCGGACGACGGGTGCTACCGGCTGTGGCCGTTCCAGTGGCCCTGGACGCACTCCGGGGAGAAGTACGAGATCGACGCGATGGCCCGGCAGCTGGGCAAGTCGTTCTCCGTGGTGTGGAAGGCGATGGCGTTTGTCTTCCAGCAGCCCGGGCAGGAGATGCTGATCACTGCCCCTGAGCTGAACCACCTCGAACTGCTCACCAGCAAGGTCGAGGCGGTGTTCGGGAAGTACCGCCTGCTGGACGATATGCGGCCCAAGAACGCCAACCGCGGGATCAAGAAGCAGCCGCACTGGACGATGCGGATGCAGAACAACGCGATCATCATGACGCGCCTGCCGAACCGTGACGGTCGCGGCGTCAAGGGAACTCACCCGGTCGTCATCGAGCTCGACGAGATCCAGGACTACCCTCCGGCCGGCTACACCGAGTTGATCGAGACGATCAAGACGAACGCCGAGGGCATGTCTTGGCGCGTCCACGGCGTCTCCAAGGGTGTGGGGCGCGACCTGCATTACACGCTGACGCAGGGAAAGAACAAGGGGCACCGGTTCTTCGTCCACCACTACATCGCGGCGCACCGGCCCGGATGGACGGACGCGGAACGCCAGACGAAGATCGGCCAGTACGGCGGGGACGAGACTCACCCCGACTACCAGCGCAACGTCCTGGGGTTGCCGGCAGACTCCGGCTCGACCCTGTTCGTGACGGCCCGCCTTTTGTCGTGCGTGCGCATCCGCGAGGACAAGTGGGCCGAGCAGTACAACGAGGACATCTACACGCGGCTGAAGATCTCAGATGCCCTCGTCAACCGGGTGCACAACATCGAGTCGCTGCTCGACTTCAACTTCGCCCACCTGGACGGCCAGTACAAGTCGTACTGGGCGGGCGCTGACATCGGCTTCACGAACGACCCCACCGAGATCCTCGTGTTCGGCTCGACGAAGGACGTCGACCGCCTTCTGCTGCGCGTGCGCCTTGAACGCATCTCCGCTCCCGACCAGGCTCGGGTTGTGCGCTCGGTGTTCGAGTTCTTCGGCACCCGCCTGCGGCGCTTCGGAATGGACCGCACGGGCAACGGCCTGCCGCTCATGCAGTACCTCAAGGACGACAAGGCGATCGGCCCCAGGATCGCGGGCTACAACTTCTCGGAACGTCGCCCCGTGGAGTTCGACGACCGTGAGCCGCGCGCGGGCGAGAAGCCCGAGGATCTGGTCATCACGCGCAACGTCAAGGACTACGCCACCGACGAGCTGCGCAAGTTTGTCGACAGCCGGCGCCTGGAGCTGCCGTTTGATGACGAGATTCTCAAGGAGTGGCAGGGACAGACGGCCTACATCGTGCGCTCCAGCCCGAACGACGACGGGGTGAAGCGCAAGTACGGGGGCGGCGACTGTCACACCCTGGACGCCGCTCGGATGTACGCGGCGGCGAAGTCACTCATGGGCATCGAGGCCCTGCTCGAGAAGCCTGTTGCGGCTGGCCCGGTGCTCGACCGCTTCTTCTGAGACGTTCCGCTTCTGGGCGCGCGGGCGCGCAGCCCTCGTGAAGGCCGCTAGACCTGGGAGATCACGAGGGCTGCGCTGCGCTAGCCGTAGCCGCGCGCCGACCACGATAGCGCCCTCTCGGCGGTGCTACATGGGCTCCGGTCCGATTCACCCATGGGAGGACTCGTCTAACTGGCAGTCAGTGACGTTCGTTTCCGCTCGTATCGGTTCGATTGAAGCAGTCATGCCCACCGCGACAGTCCAGCCCGGAAACGGATTTCGTCCATCGCCGCAGGTCCCAGCCGCGCAGACCAACTGTGTGAGCTGTGGGGCGGTGTTCGGCATGGGGCACACGCACACCTGCGCGCCGCGTGCTGTCAACACCGGCGTCGCCCGGCTGCGTGTCGGCCTGGGCACCCGCGAGGAGGTGCAGGCCGAACTCGACGACGTCGCCGCTGCCATGCGGGGGTTCTACGCGAAGGCCCCGGACCAGGTCATGAAGGAGTGCGCGGCGTACTCCGCTCGCCTGTCCGAGTTGTACGTCCTCCTGCATCGAGTGGAGGGGGTCGACCGCCAGTACACGCGTCTGCGAACGCAGCAGGTCGAGATCTACCGCGACGAGCTGCGTGAGCAGTGGAAGACGGCGAGCCGTCTGATCGAGGTCCAGCGCCAGGACCTCATGCTCCTGGGGGGGAACGTCTGATGGGCAGCATCGACACCGGCTGGGTCGGGTTCGAGAACCTCACCGACCTCCCCGACGAGATGGTGCTGCCGTCGGTCCGCGAGACCGCCCAGTACCTGCAGCAGTGGACCCGTGAGACGCGCGCTCAGAAGGGTCGGCAGAACCTGTTCGACCGGACGAAGTTCTCGGTGTCGGAGAACCCGTTCGAGCAGATGCGCGCTGCGGCGAAGGCGGTGCAGGACGACGACGTCGTCTCCGCCGCCGCCGACGTGACCGAGGGCCTGATCCTGCAGGGCACCCAGTGGGGCTCGGGCAACGAGCTGGCGGCAGACCTGATGAACCAGGTGTCGGCCAACGTCGACCTGGACGGGTACCTGCGCACCGCCTACCGGGAGCAGTTCGCGTACTCCCAGAGCGTCACCGCGTCCTGGTGGGGCTACCAGGAGTTCACCCCGAAGGTCCGCCGGCCCAGCGACAAGCCGAACAAGGACGGCTCACGGCGTTCCTACCCGGCGCGCAAGACGTACCGGCTGTACGTCCCGGAGAAGCTCATCACCCTGGACCCGACGTGCGTGGTCCCCGTCGGTCAGGCGATCTTCGGCAAGGACCGCATCGCGTGGCACGCCAGCGCCGACATGGTCGACGCCTGGGACGGGCGCGACATGAAGTTCGACGCCCTGATGGCGAACCTCTTCAGCGGCCGGTACGTGCCGACCCGCGAGGAGGAGGTGCAGCTGACGAAGTGGGGCGTGAACGCCAAGCGCCTCATGGAGTTCAACCCCGACGTCGTGTGGCGCCACACCCGCACCCGCGCGTCGTACCAGCCGTTCGCGGACCTGCGGATGAAGTCGGTGTTCCGGCTCCTGGACCTCAAGCAGCAGCTGCTGGAGTCCGACCGGGTCATGCTCGTCGGCTCGGCGAACTACATCCTGCTGGTCAAGAAGGGCTCGGACCAGATGCCCGCGGCCCAGCCTGAGGTGGACAACCTCAAGGAGGGCTTCCAGATCATCGCGAAGCTCCCGGTGATCGTGTCGGACCACCGCCTGAGCATCGAGATCGTCTCCCCCAAGCTCGACACCACCCTGGTCGCCGACAAGTACGACGTCCTGGACCAGCGCATCCTGTCGCGCCTGTTCGGCTCACCGTCGATCAACTCCGGCGCCCGCGGGGACCAGACCGCCGGCATCACCACCCGCATGATGCAGCGCCACCTGGAGGGGCAGCGGCACATGCTGCGCCGCATGGTCGAGGAGCGGATCCGCGACGCCATCTGGAACCACCCGCTCAACCGGGAGGTCCTGTCCCAGTTCAAGGCGGACGACAAGCCGAGCCTGTTCTTCACGCCGCGCAACGTCCAGCTCGACAACGACGCCCAGTTCATCGCGGCCATCATGAGCGCCCGTCAGTCCCGGGACCTGTCGCGCGAGTCGTTCCTCGAGACGTTCGGCTACGACCAGGCCGTCGAGGCGCTGCGCATGGAGCGCGAGCAGGACATGTACGACGACATCTTCCAGACCTCGGTGCCGTTCACCGCACCGCCCGGCGGCGGCCAGCAGCAGGCCCCCGCTCAGGTCACCGGCGCCCAGGGTGGGCGGCCCCCTGGGGGCGGGCAGCCCTCGCGCTCCGCTCAGTCGTCGGTGAAGCCGAAGACGGCGACCGGCACCACCAAGAGGGGTGACTCATGACTGACTCCGTGATCGACCTGCGCAACCGCCTGCGTCCGCACCCGCGCACGCTCCCCCGCCGACGCCCGGTCACCGCCCTCCGGAGCCCCGTCGACACCACCCCCGCGTTCGCGGTGGAGAACCCCGAGTCGAACCGTGTCGTCATCGCCCAGCCCATCGAGACCGCCCGGTGGACCCACGACGACTTCCTGCTCAAGTTCCGCGGACGCCTCGTCGAGGCCGAGCAGGCCAACCGCAACGGCGCGTTCTGGTCGCAGAACGACCTGGAGTTCGGCCTGCCCTCGGTGGGGCACGGCCCCCTGAACTGGGGCCACGACGCCACCACCATCGTGGGCACCCTGGTGGACCCCGCCCTCATCAACGGGGAGCAGGCCGCCGCGGCCGGCGTGGGCCCGCACATCCAGACCGGCGCCGTGATGTGGGCGTTCCTCAACCCCGAGAAGGCTCGCACCCTGCGCGACTACATCGAGGCCGGCACCGCCTGGCTGTCGATGGAGTGCGTCTCCCAGGAGATCGCCTGCGTCGGACCCAACGGCTGCGGCAAGACGATGCCGTACGTCGACGCCCAGCTGCGCCGCGGGCAGGCCTGCGAGCACATCAAGGAGCGTTCCTCCCACCGCAGGTTCATCAACCCGGTGTTCCAGGGCGCGGCCGTGATCGTGCCCCCACAGGCCCCCGGCTGGGCTGACGCCGACATCACCGGCATCAGCATCGCTGAGCAGAAGGTCGAGGCCGCGAACCTGCACAACACCGGCCTCAGCGAGGCGGCCGCCGTCGGCATGGTCGCCTCAATCCTGGAGTGGTCGAAGCGCTGACCACCTACTGCAAAGCCCTACTGCAAAACGCCCCTTGCAGTAGGGCTTCGTAGTTCTCCCCTACCGACGTCGAGTGCTCCTCGCGAGGGCCGCGCATAGCCAGGCCTGAACTTCAAGCGAGGAGGAAAGGCTCATGGCAACACCTGAGCTTGTGACTCTGCGGGAGACCGCTGAGGACACGTCCACCCTGCGTGAGGTCGCCGCTGATGGGCGGACCTTCACCGAGGGAGAGACCTACGCGCTGGTCGCGGACAACGTGGCACGCGAGACCGCCGGCCTGCAGGTCGAGAAGGCCGAGCTCGAGACCCAGCTGACGACGCTCCAGAGCGAGAAGGCCGAGCTCCAGACGCAGCTCGATGTGGCCCTGGCCGCCAAGGAGAAGGCGGAGCAGGACCTCGTCGACTACAAGGCCGACCTGGTCGCCCAGGCCGAGATCGCCGAGCGCCGTGACGCCCGCGTGGCCAAGGTCCGCGAGATCGCGGCCCACCTGAAGGACGACTTCTTCAGTGACGAGCGCGCAGAGCGCTGGGCGGCGATGGAGCAGGCCGAGTTCGACGCCTACGTCAGCGAGCTGGCTGCCGTGTCGGCCGGCGTGAAGACGACTGAGGACACCCCGAGCGCGGAGACCGCCGCCGCGCAGTCGTCGATGTCCGGAGACCCGGTCGAGACCAAGAACTCGAAGGCGTTCTTCGAACTCCTCGGAAAGGGGTGCTGACATGTCCGACTACGGGAAGAACTTTGGTTTCCGTCGGTCGGAGCCGGCCGTGCGGGAGGGCCGCCTCGGCGTCCCCGACACGGGCGACTTCTACCAGGGTGACCTCGTCACCCACGACCCGGACAACCCGGGCAAGCTCCGCAAGGCCGCGGCAGGCGACCCGGTCGTCGGCGGTTACACCGGCCTCCTGATTCAGGAGGAGGGCTGGGACATTTCCAGCTTCGGAGCGCCGAACGTCGACTCGAACAACAAGGGCAAGGTCCTCAACGGCAAGCAGGCCGTCGTGATGACTGGCCCCGGCCTGAAGATCTGGCTCCGGAACACGGACGAGTCGCAGTACCACGGCCGCACGTTCCCCGCCGTGAACCGCGCGGACCTGACCGGCGTCGCCATTGGCGACGAGCTGTCGTGGGACGGCGAGAAGTACGCCAAGGCGACCACGGGCGCAGCCGTTCTGCGAGTCACCGTCGCCGGTGACGGCTACGTCGAAGCCGTTCTGCTCGGCTGAGAGGAGGAGAAATCATGCGCACGCACGTGCTTTCGCAGGTCATGGCCACCGCGCCTCGCCGCGAGTTCGCCTCCGTTGAGGCCGAGAAGACGTTCAAGGACGCCAAGTCGCTGCTCAACACGGAGGCCCAGGAGAACTGGAGCCGCCCGGAGTGGCACCGCGAGCAGGCCGCTCTCATTGCAGAGCGCCTGGAGTGGGGCTTCCGCAACGACAACATCATCTCCTCGTACTTCCCGACCCAGTCGGTGGGGCAGTTCGAGAAGATCACGATCGAGGAGCTGCGCGGGCTGAAGGTCTTCTGGACCGCCCGTAACGGCCAGATCGACGAGTCCCAGATGACCACGGACCGCTTCGAGCTGCCGCGCGAGACGCTCGGCTGGCACGTCAGCGAGTTCGAGGACAACTGGCAGGCGGACTACGCCGCGACGGTCGAGAAGATGGTGGGCTACGCCCGCCTGCGCGAGACCGCCGAGATCAACCGCCGCATCTTCACGGTGCTGCAGGAGGCCATCCCGACCTCCTCGCCGTACTACGAGGACGCGTCGGCGTCGGGCCTGACCCCGGCGGTTCTGAACCCGCTGCTCTCGGAGGTCGCTGACGTGGCACCCGCGAGCTCGGGCACGCAGTCGCTCCCGCTGGCGATCGTGGGCCGCGCGTCGGCGATCGACCAGATCTCGGACTTCACCAACTTCGCCCCCGAGGCGCAGGAGGAGATCCGCCGCAACGGTCGTCTCGGTGTGTACCGCGGCGCCAACATCGTCCGGGTCACGAACTGGACGGACGAGGACGGCATGCCGTACATCCCCGAGAACGAGGTCTTCGTTCTCGGTGGTGACCTGGGCCGCTTCGTGAACTACGGCGGCGTGAAGTTCCGCACGTGGACCGAGGACGCCACGGACCACTACCACGCCCGGTCGCGTCGCGACATCGGCGTGAGCATCTACCGCCCGCACTATGCGCGGCGGATCAAGGTCTCCTGACCTTTCGGATGCACGACGAGGCCCTCCGGGAAACCGGGGGGCCTCGTCCATTCCTGCGCTAGCAGTAACGGACAGGTCTCAGGGTGAAGCCCGACGGCTTGTTCGATGGACACATGACCGCACCCTTCGACGCCAACGAGCCACATCGGCCACAAGCGTGGCGTAACGCGAGTCGCTGGGCTGTGAGGGTTCTGGCCACCGCCGCCGGCGCCCTCGGCGGCTATCTGGTCGGCCGCCTCATCGAGGCCTGCCAGAGCCCCATCGAATGCATCCGCCCGCTCGTTGGCTGACACCACCAGGAGAAACGCCATGACCGAAAGCAAGTACGAGACGTGGGAGACCACCACCGCTGGCGGTGTGTGGATTCTCAGCGTCGACCACCGTGGGGTGGAGAAGCCCCGGCGCATCAAGGGCAAGGCCGGCCACCGTTTCCGGTGCACGGCCGCTGACCGCGAGGCCTCCGGTGCGCGGTTCTACGACTCGAAGCAGGACCCGTTCCTGAACGGCACGTTCGTGCGCGCCGACAAGGCTCCTGAGAAGGTGCGCGAGGAACTGCCCGACTACGACGTCGAGCAGGCGCTCACCGACGCCGAGCTGGTCAAGGTCCTGGCGTCCTCGGGCATGGCGTTCCAGTCGAAGGTGCGCAAGCTCAACGAGCGCAACGTGCGGCGCCTGGTCGCCCTGGCTGAGGGCAACCCCGACCTGGTATCCAGCGCTCAGGAGAAGTTCCTGGAGCAGCACGTCGTGGAGAACTACCGCCCGGGCGGTCCGCCGACCGACGAGGACTGACGGGCTGGTGAGCCCCCGCTGCTGGTGCCGTCAGCACTGCAGCGGGGGCTCACCCCTGCCATCGACGGACACCCACCTGCGAGCGCGTGCGAGCCGCTTCTGTCGAGTGGTGGGTGCATGACGGAACTGGCTGACCTCGTCGAGGCGTACAAGCGTGAGGTGTCGATGCCGGGGGCGTTCGCCACGGACTTCCCCACCGTCACCGACGATCAGATCCTGGGGGCACTGGGGGACGCGTTCGGGGAAGCCCAGATCGACGGCTTCTTCGGCAAGATGCGCCTGGACACCGACGACTGGATCATCACCCCCGACCTGTCGACCGCCGGTGCAGCGCTCGTGGTGATCTACGCCGGCATCCGGGTGCTGCGCCAGCAGATCGCCACCCAGGCCCGCGGCACCACGTACAAGGCGCCCGGGCTGGAGTACTCCACGACCCCGGCGGCGTCGGTGCTCGTCGAACTGCTCAAGCAGCTGCACATCAGGCGCAAGGACGTCATCAACAACGCCCAGCGCGGCGTCGGCACGAGCGTGTTCATGCTCGACGGCTACGCCCACCGCGGGAACAGCTTCTACGGTGGGCTGTTCGCCCACGAGATCGCCCTCCCCCGTTGGGCTGACTGATGGCCCGCGCGATCCCCGGCTTCCCCGCCGATCAGGTGCGTGAGGGCCTGCGCATCCCCATGCGGATGGGCATGCCGGTCGACGTGGAGCAGTGGCCCGAGTTCGTGGTCATCGCTCCACACACGCCGTCGGACGACACCGACGAGCATGGGTACCCGTGGGACCCGAACGGGCCGGTCGCGCCGCCGCTCGAGACGCGCCACCGGGTGCTGTGCGCGATCGAGCCGGCGGACCCCGAGGAGCGGCAGGAGAGCTTCGGGGCGGTGCAGCCGTCCACGTTGGTCATCACCCTGCTCGACGAGGAGTACCGGCAGGTCGAGGGCTTCCGCTACGTGAACCTGTGGCGCACAGCCACCGGGCCACCGACCCGCTACTACTACCGCAACGTCCACATCCGCTCCGCCCTCGACACCGTTGAGGTCTGGCAGGTCGAGGTCTCGTCGGAGGACGTCTCGTGAGCGTGCGTTTCGCCAGCCGGTTCATCAAGGCATCCGTCGTCGACGTCGTCCGGCAGTTCCTCACCGAGTACGGCTGGATCGGGCCCACTCCCCCGTTCGGGACCCGCTCCGTTGAGCTGCGCGCCAGCGGGCCGGAGGCGAGTGAGCTCAAGGCCGTCACCGGCAACGTCGTGTTCGTGTCGTTCGGCGCCGAGGACGACCTTCGACCCATGCAGCTCGGGGGCGGCATGGTGCGCCAGGACTACGTGGTGTTCGTCGACGTCGTCGCGCTCGACGAGACGATCGCCGACACCCTGGCCGGGGAGATCAAGGACCGGCTGTCCGGGCTGTTCGGCGGCACCAGGTACCTGCGGCCGGCGAACCCGGGGACCCGTGCCCCTCTGCCGGGGTACCTCGGGGAGTTCGTCGACGTCGTCAAGTACTCCCCCGATGGTGAGCGTCGCAGCTGGGTCAGCGTGTCGTGCACGCTGACGATGGACTACCCCGCTGAGGAGTCCTGACGGTGACCGATCCTTTCGTCGCGATCGTCGGCGAGCAGCGCAAGCGGCTCGTCGGCGCTGTCCTGGGTCACGCGGAGCGTGAGTTCTACGCGGACCTGACCGTGGAGCAGCAGAAGGCGTTCCGGGCCAAGGTGCTGACCTCTGCCAGCGCGTTCAGCGACTTCGTCATCGACGTCGTGCGTGGCATCTCCCAGGGGATGTACGTCAACGAGGACGCCATGCGGATGCTCGCGGAGATCAACGCCCAGGTGCGCAACATCGCCACCCCCCGGGAGGAGTGATGGCACGCACCGGCGGCACCCTGGTCACGTTCCCGATCAGCGACACCGGCCTGTACGTGTCGTTCATCGCCAACGGCGGCCTCTACCAGCGGCTGCGGCAGAAGTCCGGCCCGCGGCGGGTGCGCTGGTCACGCGTCGAGCAGATCATGCAGCGCTACTACGAGGCGATGGCCTCCGAACTTCAGGCGATGGTCGTGGAGGAGTCGCAGAAGTCCCGTGAGCGCCCGAACGTGTCGAGCGGGCGCATGGACCGGGCGACGCTCGACGAGCGCAACCGGAAGCTCGACAAGGCCGGCTTCGGCGTCGGTGTCGCGTCGTTCCTCGACAAGTCCCAGGCGAAGTACTGGAGGCAGATCGAAGAGGGTTACGAGGGGCACGTTGGGCGCGAGATCTACGGCATCTTCGGCGCGACGCTGACCGGCAGGCTCCGTCCGGGGCGCCGGCATCCGGCATGGCGCAACGCGAGCGCCGGCCCCGGTTGGTCGTTCGTGGGCGGCTCAGCCGGGGGCAGCTTCATGCCGAGGAAGGCGCTGCCCGCCGCTGTGCGCCGGGAGCACTTCAGCGGGCCACACACCAGCGCTCGCAACACACGCATGATCATCAGGCAGGGCATCGAGGGGCAGAACGCCTACGGGCGCGCGTTCGCCCGGTTCCGCAAGAGCAACCGGGCGTTCTGGCTGTTCCGTCAGGTGGTCATGTCCGAACTCGGGCTGACCTCAGACCAGACTCCCCGCTCGTACCAGGGCATCCTCAACGACGTCTTCTAGGTCGCGCGCCTGGAACAGGTCGAGGCGGCTGAACCGGGCGGACTCCTGCGCGTCCGCACCCCACCGGGCGATCACGGCCCGGTCGCGACTGGCGAGGGCCTGGTCGAAAGTGAGGTCGGCTGCGTCGACATCGGCCGCGGGCGTGCCGTCGGCGATCGACAGGGCGCTCTCCCCCAGGGCGGCGATCCGCTCGATCGCGGCCGTCCAGGTGGCGGTCAGGCGGTCGACGTCGACGAGGCTCGGGTAGCGGTTGAACTCCCGGACGAACTGGCCGAGTGAGCCGGGGGTGACGCATCGGGTCAGCGCGCCCATGAGGTGAACCAGGACCTCAGCGCGGAGCGATGCGTCCGTCGGGACGTTCGTCGTCAACGTCTCCAGGTCATCGAGACTCGGCTTCATCCGTGTGCCGGACATGATCTCGATCAAGGCCTCACGCGTCATGCCACAGCCGGTGTCGGCGCGGAACATTCGCAGGGTCGCCACGGACATGTTGCGACCACTGGACAGAGCCCAGCGGCGCACAGTCTGCGCGTCTGCTAGTTCAGGCATGACGCTACGTTCTCAGCGAATATGCCTCCGGTGCAAGGTTCGCCTGTTTCTGCGCGCGCAGGATTCACCACCCGCGCGTCGAGTGCCTCCTTCGAACACACGTCGGCCCCTGTTGCGGGCCTCGCGAGGAGGTACTCATGGCAGTCAAGGCCGGAAGCATCATCACGGTCGGCCACGGCACCACGCTCATCGAGCGTCTGCAGTCGGGCGGACCGGGGACGCTGAACATCCCCACCAGCAAGGTCTACGAGCTGGGCAACTACGAGGCGGTCGCGACTGTTCGTGACACGCCCGAGCTGACGTTCTCCCTGGAGAGCTTCGACGTGTCGACCGACACCGAGGCGCTTCTTTGCGACGTCGACCCCAGCACCGAGGCCATCGACCTTGCCACGGCGAAGCCGCTGAACATCGTTCAGAACTTCAAGCCTGGCAAGAAGATGCCGAACCCGTACATCGCCGCCAAGGGTGTGGCGATCCCCTACCTGACGATCGAGTCCGCGTCGTACCGATTCGGTCTGCGCGACAACGCCACCGAGACGTTCTCGCTGCGCGGCGACTCGATCTACTACACCGCGGGCCCGGCGTACATCGACGAGTTCGAGGGCACCGGCGAGGCCGGCCAGCAGCTCGTCACGAAGCACCCGGCGTACCCGTACACCGACAGCAACGGCACCCGGCGGGTCCTGGCTGTCACGGTCGGCATCAAGCGGCTGACCGAGGGCCCGGACTTCACCCTGGCGTACGGGGCTGTCACCGACGACGCGGCGGTGGCCACCGTCACCCTCACCGAGCCGGTCCCCGCAGGTGAGACGGTTCGCGTCACCTACCACTCGCCGGACCCCGTGGAGTACCCGCAGACGATCCACACCCCTGCCACGCTGAAGCCTGCAGGTGTCCGCGGTCGCGACATCGACGTGTACATCGGCGGCTACGACCCGGAGGACCCGGACGCGTCGGCGGCGAACAAGTGGACCGGCGTGCAGGACGTGTCGCTGGAGTGGCGCGTCACGCAGGAGGTCGAGAACGAGTTCGGCAACCCGAACGCCGTCGCACGCGACTTCGACGTGCCGACGGTGTCCGGCTCGGTGGGCATCCTGCCCCGCGACGTCGAGGACCTGTTCCGCAAGATCCGCCAGATCACCGGCACCTCGTCGATGACCACGGCCATCGGCCCGGACGTCGCGGTTCCGCTGCCCCTGGACATCGTCATCAAGGACGCCGAGTCCGGTGGCGCCACCCTCAAGCGGTTCCACATCCCCGACGCACGGTTCTCCGTGCCCGGGTACTCCCCGCGCGTCGAGCAGAACATCACCGTCTCCCTGGAGTGGGAGTCCGACGCCGGCAAGCTCCTCATCCACCGCGACCTGTCCGACCCGACTGTCGCGGCCGTCGAGCCGGCCGAGGGCGAGCAGGGCGAGGAGGTCGTCATCACGGGCGTCAACTTCGTCGGGGTCACCGGCGTCTCGTTCGGCGGCACGGCGGCCACGTCGTTCACCGTCGACAACCACCGGCAGATCACGGCCGTCGCGCCCGCGGGCGCGGACACGGTCGACGTGGTCGTCACCACCGAGAAGGGCGCATCCGCGGTCACCTCGGACGCGACGTTCACGTACAGCGCCTGATCAGCGCGATCCCCGAAGGGCCGGTCGAGTGCTCCCCGCAGTGGGGGCCTCGACCGGCCCTTCGCTTTGGAACAGAGCAGGACACCTGGAACTGAGGAGCCTTCATGGCCAAGACGTTCGCCCGCATCCAGGACCTCTTCCGCGAGGGACAGGTCGTGGTCCTGGACCACGCGGACGCCGACGGGAAGATCGTCGAGCGCATCCCCGTGTACGTGAAGAAGCTCAACGCGCTGGAGAAGGACGAGGCGATCAAGGACGCCCGTGCCGCTCGCGCACGACGCATGCTCACGTTCGACCGTGACGAGGACGAGCAGGTCACGTTGACCTCCATGCTGGAGGGCATCACCGACGACGAGCTCGTCTCGGACCTGATGCGCCGCAAGGCCGGTGAGTTCCTCGCCAAGGCCGAGGACGAGATCCGCGCTGACAAGTCGTGGAAGGACCGCCTGGAGGCGATCGACCGGGCCGCCATCGCGTCTGACGGGCGCATCAGCGACGAGGAGCAGAAGCTCCTCAACGACCTGGCCCGCGAGTTCCAGGCCGCCATCGAGAAGGCCCACCAGAAGCTCCTGCGGCAGTACTCCCGGGACCTGTCGGGCACGCCGCGCGCCGAGCTGGAGAAGGACTACCGGCAGGCGTGGCGCGACATGCTGGGCGCCACGTCCTTCTATGAGGCACGCCGGCAGACGGAGATCTGGTACGCCCTGCGCGAGTGCGAGGTGCAGCTCGCCGACGACGGTGAACCGTTGCTCTCGACGCTGAAGGTCGGCCCGCGGCTGTGTGAGTCACGCGCCGACGTCAACGACCTGCCCGACCACGTCATCGAGAAGGTCATCACCGTCCTGGACGGCGAGATGACCTCGCGTGAATCGGGAAACTCGGACGCTCCGTCGGCTTCCTCCGGGTCGTCGGAGCCGCGAAGCGCGGAGGCGGCATCGCAGCCCTCTACCCCGGGGGCGATGTAACCCGCGCCGGCTGGGACCTCGTCGAGGCCATCTCGGCGGCCATGAGCGTCCTCGGGTGGTTCGAGCTGCCCGAAGACCAGGTGCCGCCTGAGGAGTACTGGCACAGCCCTGATCTCGTCGAGGACTGGTTCAAGGCCGTCAAGGCCCGGCAGGCGAACCGGAACAAGGGCTTCGAGTCGATCGAAGACCCCGACGGCGAGGACGACTTCGTCGACGAGGAAGTGGCAGCCCTGCGGGGCTGACGTCTGGAGGAGGAACCGGTGGCTGACTCCGAAGAGCGCCTCGAAATCGAAGTTGGCTACCGAGGCTCTGAGGCCTTCGATCGCTTTGCCCGCGACATGGAGGTGCTGCCCGGCGAGCTGAAGGAGGTCGTCGACGCCCTCGGTGCGGTCCCAGGTGCTCACCAGGGTGCGCTGCGCAAGCACGGCGAAGCGATGGCCAGGTTCATCAAGGCCGGCTTTGCCCTTGAGCTCGCCAACATGCAGGGCCTGCTCGGGCAGACAATGAAGGGCTTCGACCTTGGGCAGTTCGCCGCCCAGGGCGCCCTTCCTACCGGCACGTCAACCCGCCAGGTCCAGGCTGTCGCGTCGGCGATCAACCAGGTGGCGCGCGACACGCAGAACGCCAACCGGCGCCTCATGGCGAGTTCGGACCTGGGTCCGCAGATCGCGCAGATCCAGGCGCTGACGCGTGCCGCGAACAACTCCGGAGAGGCGTTCAAGAACCAGGCGGCAGCGCAGCAGAAGGCCGCGAACACCCCCACGCCGATCCAGCGCGACGTCCAGACCATCGAGAAGGCGAACGTAGGCAGGGGCGCGAAGGACGCGCTCGCCACCGCCGCAGCAGCCCCCGCAGCGGGCGCCGTGAAGCCTGCGGACGCCGCCCGTATGGAAGCTGTCCGCGCCCTGTCGACGCCGCCGAGCGTCGAGGTGCAGCGGGAGATGGGCGCGACGTGGCCCAAGCAGCACTTCGAGGCCGTTGCTGCGGCAGCAGGAATGACGACCGCGGAGCTGCGGAAGGCTGCCGCTGAGTACCCCGAGCTGGCCAAGGCGACACGCGCCGAGGCTGCCGCACGCCAGGCTGCCGCCCAGGAGGCGCGGGCAACGGCCGCGGAACAGCGCCGCCGCAGTGGCATCACCGCCATCGAGCAGGCGCCAGCACTCAACGGCCTCTTCCCCGGCGCCCCCACGTCGCGCGGACCCGTCGACGCCCGCCTGGCCCTGGCCCAGCAGCGGGAGAACGAGGCGCGAGCCACCGCCTCGCGCATGGGTTCGTTCTTCAGCGGTTCCGCGCAGGCGGAAATGCCGGCCCGCCGCGTGCAGACCTCCTGGGCCGCTGATGAGGCTCGCCTTGAGCGCGAGCAGCAGGCTAGGGGCGTCCAGCAGGAGCAGGCCCTGCGGATGGACAGGGAGCGCACTGAGCGACTGCAGCGGCAGCAGCAGGCGGCAGGCGTAGTTCATGAGCGCGCCATCCGCGAGGACATGGCCCGCACCGAGAAGCGGCAGCGCGACGCGCAGGCCGCTGGGGTGCTCCAGACCCGCGCTGAGCGTGAGGATGCTCAGCGCGCCGAGCGGCAGCAGCGCCAGCAGCAGGCCGCTGGGGTCACGCAGACGCGTGCGGAACGGATGGACGCCGAGCGCACCGCACGGCAGCAGCGTGAGGCGCAGGCTGCCGGCGTCGTGCAGACCCGCGCTGAGCGTGAGGACGCGCAGCGCGCGGCCAGGCAGCAGCGTGAGGCGCAGTCGGGCGGCGTCCTTCAGACGCGTGCTGAGCGGATGGACCGCGAGCGCACGGAGCGGCAGCAGCGCGAGGTTCAGGCCGGCGGCACCCTTCAGGCACGCGCCGAGGCTGAGGACCGGCGCCGTCGGGAAGCGGCGGAGCGTCAGCAGCGCGCCGTGCTGCGGGCTGAGACGCAGGCGTACGCGGAGCGCACCCGGCGTGAGCGTCAGGGCATGGGGTTCGGTCAGCAGGTCGCGGCCGGCTTCCGTGGGTCGGACGAGCGTCCCGTCGGGGAGATGATCGGCCAGACGGCGCGCGTCTCCCTGTTCTACGGGGTCGCGTTCCGGATGCTCGGGATGCTGCAGCAGGGCCTGGAAGCGGCTGTCCTGGAGACGGTCGCCTACGAGGAGTCGCTGACGGCGCTCAACGTCGTCACGGGGCGAACGCGCGCCGAGAACGACCGGTTCGCCGAGACCCTCGGTGACATTGCTGTGGCCGCAGGTTTCACCCCGTCGCAGGGTCTGGACCTCGGTTCTCGGGCGCTGGGTCTGTACGGCGTCGCGTCGGCGGATCAGGCGACGCAGGAGCGCACGGTGGAGATCTCGACCGCTGTCGCGACGCGGATGGCGCGGGTCTCCGGTGGGGACCCTGTGGCGACGCAGACGCAGCTGGCAGGTGCGCTGCGCTCGCTGGGCTGGGGTATCGAGCGGCTGCCGGAACTCGAGGACTCGGTCTCCTACATCTCCCGGCAGACCGGCCAGGCGCCCAGCGAGCTGCTTGGTGCCCTCGCGAACGTCGCGACCCTGGGCACGCAGTCGGGCTTCACGCCGCAGCAGCTGGCGGCGCTCATCGCACAGGTCGGCACCACCACGGGTCAGAACCCGGAGGGCACTGCCGGGCAGTTCCGCCAGCTCCTGTCGCGCAACGCATCCGAGATCGCCCCGCGTGCCTCGTCGATCGTCGGCGCGGACCTCACCGGCATGGACCTGCAGGAGATCTTCTCCACGGTGTCCCAGATGAAGTTGTCCGCCGATCAGTTGAACCGGTTCGCCAGCCTGTTCGGCAAGGGCGGGTCGCAGCAGGTCGCGACGATCCTCACCCAGCAGTACGGGGAGGTGCAGCGCCTGTCGACCGGCGCGGATGAGGCTCAGGGCTTCGGCCGTGAGGCTTTCGACGAGGTCATGGGCTCGTTCGGCAACAAGATCCGCGAGATGGGCGCGGTGTTCGCTGACTTCGGTGTCACGCTCATCGAGACGGGGCTGCTCGACTGGATCGGCGCGATGGTGATCGGCGCGACCGAGCTGATGCGCGCCGGCACCGCGGTGCTGGACGTCATCAACCAGATCCCCCGCCCGATGCGCGCTGTCGCGCTCGCGCTCGGGGAGGTTTACGCCGCTGCACTGATCGCGTCCCGCATGGGCGTCGGCGGCACCCTCGGGCGGATGGCCGACGGAGTCTCGGGCAGGACCGCGTTCGGTCGCCGTCAGATCCAGGCGGGCAACGCACGACGTGCCGAGAGCGGCGGCAGTGGGCCCGGTGACGGGCTGGTCTTCGGCATCCCGTCGTGGGCCAGGGAGCCCATCGCGCGCGTGCCCCGAGGTGATCGCACCACCATGCGCGCCAGCCTCAACCCCTGGGAGCGTGCGCAGGGTGCGACCGGGCTGACGACGGGTGGCATCGCTGCCGCTGCCGGCATCGCGGGCCTGTCGTTGTACGGCGTTGCGAAGGGCGTCGAAATCGAGCGCGAAGCCGACCAGATGGTCCGGCAGGCCGAAGCGGCCTCCGCTGCGGCGAGCACCCTGGAGGAGCTCCGCGACTCTGCGGCCAACGCGAGCGAGTCGTTGGCCAAGCTCAGGAGCGGCGGGTTGGGTGAGCTGGCGCCTGGTGACGTCATGGGTCTCCTGCCCGCGTTCCTGAACAGCATCCTGACCGGCGGTGAGCAGGCCGAGCTTCAGCGCATCCAGGAGAACGACACCCAGCGCGCCGACGTTCAGGAAGCCGCACGGGAAGCCGCCATCGCGGCTGACGCGTCGAACATCTTCGGTGACTTCAGCACCGAGGGCATCGAGACCGGCCTGCAGGGCTTGGCCGACCAGGGGTACAACGCCGAGCAGCGCCTGGCGCTGCTGAACCGGGCGATGTTCGACTTCGTCAACTCCGCTGGGTCGATGACCGGAGCCGTCGCCGTCATCGAGCGTGCCGAGTTCGACCCGATCGGCACGCAGGTCGGCCAGGCCGGTGTGGACGCCGTCGAGCGGGCGCGCAGCCTGATGCAGGTCACGCGCGACAACCTCGTCCTGAACGACGGCGCCGTCTCAGGACTGCCCCAGGTGCTCGACCCGATCGAGGACCGCCTCCCCTGGTCCCAGGCCAGCCGTGCCAACGGCCGCCTCGACCGGTTCACGTTCTCCACCGAAGACAAGACCGCCCTGTCGGAGGCCCTCAACACCGCCACCCAGGGTGCGCTGGAGGACGTCGTCGCATCCGACGGCATCCTCACCGAGGGCGGCCAGGAGGAGATCATCGCGCGCGCCCAGGAGGCGCTGCGCAGCCAGCTCGGTGAGGAGCGCTGGGCTGACATCGTCGCCGACGGGCAGGAGGCGATCTTCACCACGGCGATGGACAGCGCCGTACGCGGCATCCTCGGTGGGTTCGGCGTCGACCTGACCGGCGAGAACATGAGCGACTTCATGCGCATGGCGCCGGAGCTCGCAGCGGCCGGCGCGCAGAACGTGACCCGTCGCACCGGTTCGCAGGTCGCTGGCAATCAGTACATGCTCGACTACCTCCAGCAGGCGCGGGTGAACCTGCTCGCAACCGCTGGCGAGCAGAAGGGCGGGTTCACCGAGGAGCAGCAGCGCCTCCTCGACACGCTCGACACCGACATCGCCGTGGCTGCCCGGAGCGTCGTCGACGACAGGATCGCTGCGATCCGGTCCGTCGCGCAGTACCGCACGTCCCTGCTCAAGGGTGACGACGTCCTCGGTCGCCTCGCCATCGAGCGGCAGTCGATCGCGCAGGAGCGCGCGGCGGACAAGGAGAAGGGAGGCGCGGGCGGGTACGACCGCAACCTGGGCACGTACGTCGCCCCGACGGCTGAGTACGCCGCGGCAGAACGCGAGCGCATGTCCCGCGCTGCAGCAGCCAACCAGGCCGAGCGGGCCGAGCGTGCCGCCATCGCCCAGAACCGGGCCACCGCGTACATCTCCCCCGGCAATGCCATCGGGATGGCCGCGGGGCAGATCACCGCGGCCCGCGGTGCGCTGAGAGAGCTCGAGGAGGGGTCCTCGCAGTGGTGGGCGGCGCAGGGTCAGCTCACGGCCGCGCAGTACTCGTACTCGCAGACGGTGGTGCAGGCAGCCAACGCCAACCGGCTCGCAGGTGTGGACCCGCGTAACGACGTGGGTCGCATCGAGGCGCAGATCGCGAACGCGCAGGCCGAGATGTCCCTGCTGCCGGCGAACCAGCGCGGTGGGCTGCGCGACCAGGTCAACCAGCTGAACCAGCAGCACGCCGAAGCGATCGTCGCCCAGGCCAACGCCCTGGCGTCGGCGAACATCGCAGGCAACCAGTCGGCACTGGTCGGTGGCCGCGTCGCCATCGACAACGCCCAGCGCTCCTTGTCGACGCAGCTGCCTGGCACCACGGCCTACTACAGCGCCCTCGGGGCGCTGCGGGAGTCGCAGTCGCAGCTCGCGCAGGCCGAACGCGACCAGGCCGACCGGGTGCGTCGACTCGGGTCGGACCTGACCGACCCGGTCGAGCAGGCGCGCCTGGACGTGCAGAAGGCACGCGAGCAGCTCGCCGCGAACCAGGCCTCCGGGCAGGGGCCGGACATCATCGCCCAGTCCCAGCTCGACGTGCGCGGCGCTGAGAACTCCGCCGAGCAGGCCGCGTTCAGTCAGCGGATCAGCGACCTGCAGACCGCTGAGGACCTGGGCCGGATCTCCCACTCGGCGTACATGTCGTACCTGCAGTCCGAGCATGACCGCCTGTCCGCGATCGGCGACCGGACCCGCCAGCAGCAGGACCAGCTGGACCAGGTCGACAAGCTCATGAAGAGCGCCGCCGAGGAAATGCAGGGCCAGTTCAACATCGGCGACATCGACCTGCCGTCGGTGTACCAGGTTCGCCGGGCCATGCAGGCCGGGGCGCCCACGCAGGCGGCCGACTACTCGAACTCGAACAACGTCGTGAACGTCAACGGCGCCGACTTCGGCGCGGTCGTCGAGTGGCTGACCAACTATCTGGGCACCGGCGCGCAGGTCGTCACCGCTGCCACCCCGAGGAGGATCTGATGACCGTGTTGCGCTGGCGGCTGCAGGACCCCGCCAACCCGACTGACGTCTACACGTTCCCGCAGAACCCCAACCGGATGACCTCACCTTTCCCCAGCCGGATGGTCACCACTAAGGGAACGACGGCCGTCGACGGCCAGGTCCTCATGTGGGAAGGCCCCACTGAGCCGCAGTCGTGGTCGTTCGGCGGGCCCATCAAGAACGCCGCCCACTACGAGGCCCTGCGTTCATGGGTGTACGACCGCCATGGCCGGCTGTTCCTGTGGGACCACTTCGGGCGTCGCTATGTCGTGATTCTGAAGACGTTCAAGCCCGAGACCGAGGGCCCGGCGAAGCGCCAGCCCGGGCGGTACTGGTTCCACGACTACACGATCGATGGGCTCGTGGTGAGCATCTCCCAGCCCACCGTCGGTGACGAGGGACCGCAGTGAGGGGCGACCTGCCCGAGCGCATGGAGGAGATCTGGCGCTCCGGCAACTACGTGGGCAAGAGCCGGCGCGCGTTCGCACGCGTGACGGTGCAGCACCCGCAGATGCGGCTGGAGACCTACGGCATGCAGTCCACGTTCCGCCGTGTCCCGACAGTCACCACCGACATGTCGAGCTTCAACCCGTACCCGATGGGCATCGACCCCACTCGCGGCGAGTCGATCACGAACCAGTACGCCGACTACCTGTTCACGGCCCCCGCCCCACCGATGGAGCTGCCCAACGTGGCGTCGGTGTCCTGGACCCGGACGACGGACGTCGACGCGGCCACCGCCCAGATCACGTTCTGGAACACCTCTCCCCTGCCGCTGGGCCAGAAGCCGGTGGGCCGCGACCTGGACCGCCCCGGGCACTACACCGCGAACCGGGGAACCGCGTCGTTCTCCTCGCGCTGGAAGCACGAGCCGAACGAGTGGCGCAACATGCTGATGCCGGACAACATCCTGCGCACCTACGAGGGCTATGGGTACGACGAGACGGTCGCACCCGAGAAGGACCCCAACCTGGTGATCACCGGGGTGTGGATGATCGACGAGGTCCGCCTCAACGCGTTCGGGCAGCTCGTGTGCGTCTGCCGCGACACCATGCGCCTGCTGCTGGACCACCAGCACTTCATCCCCGTCGTCCCGGAGGACTTCTACCCCGCCACGTTCCGTGACTGGTCGCAGAAGGTCACCACCCTGACGAAGCGGAACGTCATCATCGAGTCCAGGAACACCGAGCGGATCGGCATCACGCCACTTGGCTCCGGCAACGACCGGTGGCCCGAGTCGGCGTACGTCGGGGCGCGCGTGCACGGGCACAGCCACACCCACGCGTTCGACGGCGACCCCGCCTCCTACTGGCTGTCCGTCGGCAACGACAACCCGGGCTACCGCTCGTCGTACGAGTACATCGAGTTCACCGCCAACGGGGCCACGCTCTCGGAGATCCGGCTGTCGACCGCACTCGCCGGGTACACGGCGTACCTGTGCGTGGAGGTCAACGGTGGCTGGCTGCCCGGGCCGATCCTCGGGTACCACCGCGACGGACGTGGCCGCTACGACGAGGGCATGCCGTACATCTCCGCCATGGGCATCGGCAGCGAGGGCGAGCACGCTTTCCGCTTCGGCGAGATCGCCGGGGTCCAGCGGGTGCGCATCTGGTTCAACAACGCCCAGAACTTCGGCCTGCCTGGCTCGAGGTTCCGCGTCGGTGTGCGCGAGATCGCCGCCTTCGGCCCCGTGCACCGCCGGGAGGTCCGCGAAGTCATCGACACCAACCAGCACAACCTCAAGCCCGGTCCGGCCGGGTCGAACCCCGGCATGGCGCAGGACTTCACGGACATCGTGAAGCTGTTCTGCGCCTGGGCGGGGCTGTTCTGGCCGGCCGACGGCTACGAGATGAGCACCGACGGCACCATGAGGCTCCTGGCCCCGCAGAACCCGGACTTCGACGTCCTCGGTGAGGGCGTCATGGGTCGCGTCTGGGGCGACTTCCAGCAGACGGGGACGGCACCGCCCAACGAGATCCTCGCCGCAGCGTTCGACAAGAAGTCCCTGGCCGACGGCGTGCGCTACGTCGCCGACATCGTGGGCTTCCTCGCGTACGTCGACGAGACCGGCGCCATGCAGTGGCGGATGCCGAACGTGTGGACCCTCGGCAACTGGATCGGCGGCATGGCCGACGCCCCCGGGCGGACGAACCGCGTGTGGGTGATCGACGAGCGGCAGGTCCTCATGGGCTTGGACGCGACCATCCAGTCGCGCAACGTCCGCGAAGGTGTGTTCGTCGGCAACGCCACAGGCAAGCACGCCGCACTCGTCGGGGGGTACAACCCCAACCCGACCGGCCTGAGGCGCATCGGCGGGTGGACCGATCAGAACTTCTCCTCCGTGCAGGAGTCCACGGTCATGGCTGACCTTGTCGCCGTGCGCCAGCTCTTCCGGTACCGCGAGGACACCGTGCAGATCCCCGGATTCCCTGGAATCCAGGTCGACGACCAGGTGCGCATCTTCGAGCGCGTCACCTCTGAGGGCTTCGTCCACTACGTCAAGGGCGTGTCCTCGAACAACAACATGGCCACCGGCGAGTGGACGTACGACCTGCAGACGCACTGGTTGGGCGACGACCCGGACGGTCGGTGGGTCGTCGACAAGTCCACCCTGGACACCACCACCGTGCGGTATGTCGATGCTCTTGGTGGGGGCTCGGACTGGGCCCGCGCTGGACTGGGGGTGGGGTGACATGGCTGGCGGCTTCTTCGACGTCGCGCTCGCGCAGGACACCACCGCTGCGGCACGGGCGGCACAGGCCGAGAACGGCGCCCGCTGGGCGACCTCCCAGCACATCGTGGAGACCCGCGGAGTCGTGGGTCTGCGCCGCGCGGACCCTGTCATCTTCGAGGCGCCGTTCCTCGAGCCTCCGTTCGTCTCCACTGGCCTGACCATCAAGAAGGACTACGCCCCCGAGACCGGATGGCTGCCGCAGGCGTCGGCCGGCGTGTGGCAGTGGCACCGCAACCCCAAGGGCCACTACACCGGCGCGTTCATCTTCGTCAGCGTGCTCGCCGCCCAGCCTGCAGCTGAGCTCCAGCACCACTTCCTGTTCTCCGGGGTCGCGTACAAGGACCTCGGCTCGTCGGTAGCCGCCGACGCGCAGTTGCTCAGCGCGCGGCCGGTCGGATTCGGAGGCATGTGATGGCCGGCCTTACACCGCGCTTCAAGCTCAACTACTTCGGCAGCGGCACGCCAGGCACCCCGAACGATGACGGGCAGAAGTTCTTCTCCCTGGACCGGCTCACCCTCGACCGCCTCCTGGCCGCCGTCGAGAGCCACGACCACCGGTACCGCGCACCGGAAGTCGCCCCCTCGGACCCTGCCCTCGTCGTGCTGAACGTCGGGGAAGGGAAGCTGCAGGGCGGGTACACGTACTTCTACCGGTACGCCGTCGTCGACGCCCAGGGCAACGAGTCCATCGCCGGACCCGAAACCCCTGTCACCACACCCTCGCTGCTTCCCATGCCGGGCATGCCGTCAGCGTTCGTGACCGGCGAGGGGTCGGGCGGCGCGCTGCGGCCCGGCATCTACTACTACGCGCTGACCGCCCTGCGCGGCTCGGAGGAGACGCCACTCGGCCCGGCGACCCTCATCCAGCTCCAGGAGGGCGACGGCACGGTCAACCTGACCCTGCCTGAGTTCGGTGACGCCGACACTCTGCGGGTGTGGCGCATGTCCTCCACGGAGCCGGGCTACACCCGCATCGGTCTGGTCGCCGCCGGGGAGACGACGTGGGCCGACGACGGGTCGGTGCCGGCCGACCCGTGCTCGTGCGACCCCGGCAACTCCCCGCCGTCGTCGAACACCGGCACCTCCTCGTACTCGGTGACCGTGACCCTGCCCGACACGGTCGACCTGACGACGGCCCGCGGCTGGCGGCTGTACCGCACCATGTACGCCGGCATCTACCCGGCGAACTCCCTGGTGGCCGAAGTCGTCGAGAACGAGCAGGAATGGGACCCCAACAGTCCGCTGCTGCGGGCGTGGACCGACGGGGGTGCGGCCACGGTCGCCGGCAAGCCGCACGACAGCGACCTGAACATGCGGTTCCAGCCACTGACGTTCGACGTCGTCGAGGAGCTGCCCGACGTCGCCGCCTATCCCTCCGGGTACCCCCTGGTCGTCGAGGACAAGCTGTACGTGAAGCTCGCGGGGAACTGGACGGCCGTCGCCGGTGGCGGCGGCGGCCCGACCACAGGTGTGATGACCGCCCCGAGCGGCGCGCGGTTCATCCTCAGCGTCGACGACCAGGGGGCGCTGGTCACCACACCGACCGACTTCCCCGGCCCGCCGGCACCTCCCAAGTTCATCTAAGGAGATCACCATGACCGACCTGGTCGAACTGGTCGTGCCGGCAAGCATCGCGACCCTTCAGCGGATCAGCACCGTGGAGTTCCGCTACAGCGGTGGCGGCTCATCAACGGCCGTGGTCACCGATGGCACGGTCGGGCCCTCGGCGATCCGTATCGACCCCGACCTGCCCCCCGTGATTCGCTGGGACTTCGAGAGCGACATGTCGTGGCCGCAGGACGACCAGCCCGAGGCGTGGATGCCTCCCGTCCGCGGCTCGGTGTGCCTCGTGGTGGGCATCCCCGGGGAGCCCCTCCCGTCCCGGAACGGCCTGTACACGGGCGGACCCGTGTACCTCGGCCTCTGGTACGACACCGAATGGGGCGTGGGACTGAACGCTCAGGTGCACGGTGAAATGCTGGCTGCGGACGTGCCGATCCGGACGGGCTGGGTTGACTTCGTCTACACGTGGGACGTCGAGATCGGCACTCACAGCCTGTACTACGACGGCCAGTTGGTGACCTCCCAGGACGACGTCCCCTTCGTCCTCACCAGCGACAACTGGATGCTGCAGAGGTCGTCCTCAGAGTCGCCCACCCCCGAGGAGATGACCGGGCCGGCTCTCATGTTGGCCTCGTTCGTCGTCAGCGACGAGGTGCTCGACGCCGACCAGGTCGCCGAGCGGGCTACCGCCCTCGCTGCCCGGTACGGGGCGCTGCCCGTACCGGGTGCGGGCGCTGCAGCTACCCCTGGTTCGGGCCTGGTGCGGTGGGACGAACCTGACGGTGACGTGACCGGATGGGTGGCTCGTGTCGCCGTCGATGAGGCCGAGGGTGTCGAGACGATCACCCTGCCTCCGGAGGCGCGCACTCTGGACGTCCGAGCGGCGCTCGACCTCGCCGACGCCACCGGCCTGCTCCACCTGCACGCCGTCAACGAGTCGGGCTGGTCGACGCCGTCGGAGGTGAGGTTCTGATGGCCACACACCGACCGATCGTGCTGCAGGTGGCGACCAGCGGCGCCAACCCGCTGGTCGAGACGTTGCCGTTCAAGGACGGCGTGAGGATGAACGTCAGCCGGCGGATGGAGCCGGTCACCACGGGGCGCCCCGGGCTGTACCGACCCGAGGAGTGGGAGCACCGAATCCTGGGCCGTGACGGCAACAGCGGGATCGCGGTCGTTCACTGGGTCGACAGGCCGTCATGATCCGCCTCAGCCTGCCGCCCTACGACCCGACGAAGCCGCTGAACTTCCGGGCGACCTGCACGACCCAGGGGCAGGACTTCTACCTGAGGTTCACGCCCTTCCGGCTTCGCGTGCACCCCGACACGTTCGTCGGCGACGCCTACATTCCGTTCGACGAGATCGGCCTGGGCTTCGCTGACGTCAACCAGCGCGTGCCGTTCGAGGCGACGCTGACCCTGCAGACGCCTGAGGTGTACGGACTGACCGGCGCCGAAGGCTGGTTCGACCTCGCACCTGAGCTGGACCGCTGGATCTTCATCCACGACCTCGTCGTGTACTACACGCCTCGTGACCACCAGGACGATGGACGAGCGGCGGGGTTCTTCTCGTGACGCAGCGCATACCCCCCGCCCTGGACAAGGTGCCCGGCGGCTGGCGGGTCAAGGTCGTCGATGGCTGGCAGATCCAGGTCCGCCGCCTACGGCTGTTCCGCGTCGTCGAGGTCCCTGAGGCTGAAACCAGGGCGATCGGACGGTACTGGTGCTTCGCATCCTTCGAGGCCGCAGTCCTGGCCGCGTCGATCTGGGACGGGGCCCACGACACCGAGCCCGTCGGGTGGCTCCGTCGCGGCGGAGCCCGGACATGACGAAGGGCCACCCGCCAGCCGTGCGGGTGGCCCTTCGTGGCAGTTCAGCCCAGCAGCTCAGTGCGGAAGGACGCCTCCACCGGAGCGTTGCTCTTCTGCGGGATCTTGATCGTGATCTCACCGCACAGCCCCTCGGTGACCGCTGCCGTCAGTGCGACCCTCAACGCCCACAGTGAGGCCGGGCGGATCTTCTGCATCGAGTCAGCTTCCGCCAGCGAGTTCAAGATGTGACCAACCTCGTCAGCCGCGGTCGCCTTGCCCACGTCGACATCACCCTGCCGACGTGCCGGGTGACCGACTGCCCCATCCCCCCGGTTCGGCGTTCCCTTGGCCGGCGGTGCCGCATTGTTCGTCATATCCAGACTTCTTTCTATCCGCCCCAGGAGGCGTCTCCCGCGCCCCCTCTTGGGTCCGAACCTGTCGCCGTTGACACTTTCGGACCCCAAACCAGGACTTTCGACGACGTGCAACGTTTGCCGAACGCCCTGGCTGTCGAGTGTGTCCCGGAAGTCCGATGTCCGAAACCGGGAGCGAACGTGATGTGCGTCACACCCGAATGGGTTACTGAGGAAGCGGCGCCCGTACCGGCCCATCGGCCCCCTCAATGTGGGGCGAACTACACAGGTCGGACAGTGAAAGTTCACCCCCGTCGACCCCAAACCCGCCCAGACTGGGACGTTGCGTTCCTGCGCTAGCAGAAACGGATCGGGTCTTGCCGCGATGTCGGTGGCTGTGCGTAGAGTCCTTCCCACAACGACATCACGACCCGGACAGCGGGTCAGGCTCCGCGCCTAGGGCGGGAGTGGTCGACCAAAGCGTATGGCTGAGGGCGGCACCTGAGATCGGAACTCCACGGAGTTTCAGGTCGCAGGTGCCGCCCTTTTTCGTGTTCCAGGGAGAGGGACGATGGACAAGTGGCACCAGTCGGTTGACGCCGACCGCGGGGAACGCGCCGACAAGCGCTGGGCAAAAATGCACGACCCGCGTCAGATGGCCCAGGACGACAACCGCGGACCCGGGCTGAAGCGGCCGGACCGCACGTTGAACCAGCGTGGTCGATGAACACCGACGTGCACCACGACGACGCCGTCCTGCCGAGCCTCCTTGCTGCCGGGATGAACGCCGGCACGCGCGCTGCCACGGCTGGTGCTGACACGGACCTGCACTACAACGCCCTGCTGGAGCAGGTGACCACGCTCCTGGTCGACCTCTACGGCGCGGAGACCCTGTACCGCGAGCTGTGCTCCACGGCCGGGCTGGTGCTCATGCTGCGTGAGCTGAACGTTCGCATCGGCGAGGTCGTCTTCAGTCGCACCGACCGGGTGTGGACGTTCACCCTGGACACCACGGACCTGGGCGCGGCGGGCACCGCAAGCCTGCGCCGCGCCGCACAGCTCGTCACCGTCTACGCCAACGTCCTGCAGCAGTTCGACGACGAGTGGACGCGCGAGGACAACCCGTTCTGGGACCCGACGTCCGGCATCACCGCGGACGAGCAGGCGTGGGACCACCTCGCGCAGTCGGTTCCCGACAGCGACGTGATCCTGACGGGCAAGTCGCTGTTCGTGCTGGCCGGCGTGCTCTCGCAGTGGGCCACGTCATGACCGAGTCCGTTCCACTCGGCCCACCGCCGCGCGGCAAGGACCTGCCTCTCAAGGCGCTGGAAGCCGTCCTGGACCACGCGAAGGACGAGGTGGCCCGCGCCGAAGGGGCCCGGCGTGCTGCGTACGCGCAGGCGCAGGCCGCGGACCGGGCGTTGGCGTTGGCCCGGCGCGACGTGCAGGACATCACGCGTTCGATCGTCGCGGTCCGTGCCCTGGAGACCGAGCCGCTCGCCGAGTACACGAAGGCCGTCAGGGCTGAGGCGGTGACGAGCCAGTGATCATCCGTCAGTCCGACCTGGCCTCCTACCAGTACTGCGCCCAGCAGGTGAAGC